ATTTTCCATTTAAATTAGTAATCTCTTTCTTCAGCCATTCTAAAGATTGATGGATCTACTTTTGATTTTGATTTACCTTTCTTATCATTACCATCACCAGACATAGCCCCTTGATTTATTTTTGAATTAGGGTCTATTGCCATAGGCTCGTTTGGAGCTTTTGGTGTATCAGGTGCAAGTTCTCCGTGCATATATCTTTTCATCATGTTTATATCTCCTTGTATTACCATTTATTAATAATCTTTTTCATTAGCCATATTAAACAAAGACTCTTGTACATGTTCAGAACCAGATTTACTTGGCACATCTACATCATATGCAAATGGTTCCTGTTTTCTGTGTGTGTGTTGAGAAAAGTCAATATTAGTATGCTCCCTGTTAGGCTGTTTGCCATCAGGAGCAGTATTTAATTGACCTTGTTTAACTTTAGCTTTTGGATCGAATTTAGTTTCCATTATTCATCCTCCTCATCTTCTATATCATCATCCATGTCTTCATCTTCGTCATCTCTAGAGTCCATTAGTTTTTCTTCTAATAGATCTAAATCATCACGAATACAATCAATAATATCTTCCATAGTTTTTTCTTTCTTTTTTCTTGGCATGGGGTTTTCTCCTATATTTTAATTTTCTTTATTGTTAAAACATTTTTGGTTGGTATGGTTGTATAGTTACCACCTTGCTTTATATCGTTGTTATCCTCAAAACTAAAATCAGCCATTATAACTGTAGTTGTTGAATTTTGATTAACCAACCATCCAACACTACAACATATTGCTGTTTTAGATTTTTTTATATCAACTATATCGGACCAATTAGTCTCACCGATAATGTCTTCCCAATAAATCCTAACTAATGGATAGGGGAAATTTTTTTTACTTACTTCTGGTATTTCTCTTTTTTTTGACACTTTTTAATTTACCAGAATTTTCCATAGCATAAAAAATAGATTGACCTTTCTTTTTGCCATATCTTTTTTCCATGTCTTTTTTAATTTTTTTACCTTTTTTATTTAGTGGCATTAATATCCAAATTTTGAATCTGTTATATAATCATTATTTTGAGAGAATGATGCTCTGAATCTTGCTGCATATTTTGGATGTGTAGGTCTACTCATACAACCATAACGTAAAGCGTCATACGCATGATCTTCTGCATTAGTATCTACATCTTCAGGATTCTTATCATCTGTTGGTAATGCACTTAAAGTTCGTATAAGATTTTTACAGTTTTTAAATACTCTTATTCCTGGTTGCTCATTAACAACTCTTAATCTTTTATGAATTTCAAGTTTACCATTAATTCTACTTTTAGGGGATCTATCTGATGGTCTCCATCTACATCCTTGTTGTATCATAGTCTCTGCAATACTAGGACCAACATCACCTCGTTTAGCCCATGTACTAACATCTAATACACCATAGTGTATATACTCACCTTTTTCTAAAGTAAGTACTTGTCTAGCGAAGCTATCCGCTGTAACTTTTTTGGTATACAATTCTCTATAGATCCAGAGATTGTTATCATAATCCACAGCAAACCAAAGCACACAAGCAGGAGAAGAATAACCCCAATCAGCAGCACGGAATTTATACCAACTCCTAGGTATTTCGAAAGGTTCGACAATGTGAGTTGTTTTATTAAATTCTGGAAACGCTGAGTCTTCATATGCATCCCAATCTCCATCTAAAAATTGTTTTCTTTGTACTTCTGGTAATGATGCTAACATGATATAGTAATCATCTGTTTGCATCAAATAAGGATTGTCTTGTAGTTTAGCAGGTATAAATCTTCTCGTAATAGTTCTATTACCATTAGGAGTATTTATATTTACATCAAACGATTTGTTTGGTTCTCCTGGTTCTACAAACATTTCCCTTACCCACTGTGAACCAACATTACCTGGATTACCAGTGGATCTCATAAACACAGGAATATCCTTATCTACTGACCTTAAAGAAGATCGTAAAAAATTATATATATCTGGCGAATGATATTGTGGTAGTTCGTCTATTCCTATCCATGTGTAAGATTGACCTTGGTAACGTAAAGCGTCTGTCATATTCTCTGCGTATCCGAACTCTATCTTTGCCCCTGATGGGAATCGCCATTCTTTTTCTTGCTCTCTCCATTTTGCTCCTGGAAATGCCCTGCTATATAAACGTTGAGAGTGATTAATTAAATCTCTCAATTCAGGCATTGTCCTTCTAATTAGGAGTGCTCTGTGATTAGCATTGGAACAATATCGAAGCGGGTCTACTAGCATCGCATATGATTTACCACCGCCTCTTGCTCCACCATAAAATACTTCCCTTTCGGAAGCTGCAAGAAATTCTGTCTGTGGACCTGAATTAGGTTTGAAGATAACTTCTTGCTGGTTTATGTGCTCTTGTACAGTCTTAGGAGCACTCTCGATTTGATCTTCTGTAAGTAGTTGTGTGTCTTTACCTTGTAAAGATTTATTTATAGTTAACAGTTTATTTTTAATATTTTCTGCTGACTGTTTGGCAGATCTTAGAGATTGTTCTGCCTTTGCAACTT